GTTATACTTGGGTCTAATGTATTCAATACTTCATCCAATTCCAATAGATGCCAATTTTCATTACCTGAATTAATCTTCAATGTTGGTAATTGATATGGTTCTCTTGTTAGTTGTTCCTTAACTCCATCAATTTGATTTGAATAAATATGACAATCTCCCATATTAGCAATTAACTCATCAGGAATCATATTAACCATTTTACCCAATATCACCAACAACAATGCGTATGAAGATATATTGAATGGAGTTCCGAGTGGTACATCTTGGCTTCTGGCATTATACATTAAAGAGATTGCTCTGGTTGGGATATTTTCCCAATCAATTTTAGTATCACTTCCTTTTAGTGCTTGATGTAAGTTATTCTTCAAGTATTGCATATCTCTAATTTCATTTCTTTCATCTTCACTCAATTCTCTTGTATAAACTTGAAATCCATAATGACAAGGTGGAAGTACCATTTGGTCTAATTCACCCACATTCCAAGCTGAAACCATTAGTCGTCTTGAGTCTGGATTTGTTTTGAGTTCGTTAATGAGGATTACTATTTGGTCAATAACTGTTTGGTCTGCATCATCATAAATGTTTTCGTATGAACCATCAGTTGATAGATACATTTTCTTTTTAGTCCATCTTCGCCATTGTCTTCCATATATTTTTCCCAATTCACCCCACTTCTTAGCAAACTCATTATCTGTTTTGATTTTGTTAATGAATTCTTCTTTTGTTAAATTTCTACCATTAAATTTTTCACCATCAGAAACAACTTCAGATAATTTTTTTGGTAACATAATATACCGCTTATAAGCATCACCATCCCAAATATGACAATCATTATCAACAAGGTATTTGATGTTTGTATCACCCCTTAAAAACCAAATCAATTCAGTCACAATTCCCTTGAAATACATTTTCTTGGTTGTTAGTACTGGAAATCCATCTGACATTTTATGTCTTATCTGGCGACCGAATACTGATATTGTTCCTGTACCAGTTCTATCATTTTTTGTTACCCCATTTGTCATTATATCCAATAGGAGTTCTTGATAATCTTTATCTAATTTATTCATATATATTATTTTTCTTCAGGGTTTAATAGTCCTTTACCATATTGTTCCATTCTGTTGTAGTATCTTGTTTTAACTCGTTCAGAGATTGGGATGGCTCTACCTTCTTCATCAATTCTTACAAATTTGATATTGGTTGATACCACCACATCTTGATGACCAGTATAAACATTATGTTTTCTAACTTCCATATATAAAGTTACGGAACTTGTACCAAACTCTTTAACTGTGGCATAGAACTTAATAATATTACCAACCTTAACGGAGTTCTTGAAAATCAATTCATCAATTTTGATTGTCACCATTCTTGGTGTATCACATATCTGTGCAGCATAAGCACCAGCACTTTGGTCGATTAACCCCAATATTGTTCCACCGAATATATTATCGTGAACACCATTATCTGAGGTCTTACAAATATAAGTCGTTACTAATTCCATTTTATCAATCTAACTAATTTATGTTAATATATCAATTTGTTTTACCACACAATCCAAAATATATTTTCCAACATCAGGGTCAACACAATTTCTAATTATCTGGTCTTTTCTGTGGGATAACTTAAACTCCCTCAAATCAAAATAACCTTTCTCGGAACTTCCCCTCTCATTATGGGTCAATCCATCTTTAATTTCAATTTCGGGGATATCAATGTTTGTCCAAAACAAATGTCTCCCCAACTTTATTGTTGGTTTGACAAATGGTTCATAATATGGTTTAACATTTTCAACAACAAACTTGATGTTTGTGTTCTTGGTAAAGTTTTGTAAGAAAATGATTTCTGCCCATAACTTCATATCAGGCATTACGGAGTCATAACTTCCTCCTTTGCTTGCCATCATTCTAACTTTACTATGACTTTGACAGGGGGGACTTGACCAAATAAAATCAAAGTTTCTCCAGTTCTTGGCAAGGTATTCGTGGGCATCACCAACCACAATTGTGTCATTAGGAAAAAAATGTTGATACACATTTGCGATTTCTTCATTGTATTCCACCGCTGTCACATCAACATTTTCCCAATATTTCCTATTTCCACCTATACCAGCATATAGATTTAATACTCTCACTAATTTTATAACTTTATTGAAATATAAGTTCCTTTATACCATCCAAACATTTGGTCACTAAACTCTGTAACCATATTAAAATCATCCATATTGATTTCCATTTCAACGAAATCCATTTCATTTGGAAATCTAACAAATCTTTTTACCATTATTCAAATGTTTCTATTTTAGCGTAAATCTGTTTAAGTTCAGTCCAGTTACCTTTATAAGTTGTTGCTCTTACAGGTCTATTATCAATCCAATGATAAACCTGACCATCTTTACATCTTGGTTTATCCATAATCAATCCGTGGAACTTGAATCCTTTCAATCTTAACCAATCTTCCGTAATATGTCTATCTTTACTCTCTCTGGCGGTAAAGAATGTTATAATATTTCCCTCATCATACCACTTATTTAGAATTAATCTACTTTCTTCATAGTGTTGTGCAAATGGGTATAAATACCATTCTTCATTTCTTATATCCTCACATATTGTCCCATCAATGTCAATCAAATAAACTTTGTTCATTTATGGTTTTTTTCTTTTATTGTTGTAGTATTCTAATATTACTAAAAACTCTTCAGACTTTTTCAATTTTTTATTGTAAACTTCACCGATAAAATCATATGCTTGTTCTCTATTATGAATTTTAACTTTGTTATAAAACAAATAGTTTTCTTGTAATTTATCTATGAATCTATTCAAATCAAATTTGGGGACATTCATTAATAAGTTCAACAATGCAAAATAAAGATGTTTAGATTTAACATTACAAACTTTAGTCACCTTTCTAATATCATCTGCATATCGTTGAGCTCTTTCCAAATTTGGGTCGTCATAAACAACTGTCCATCGACCTTGTTCAAATTTATCCATACTAGATTCACCAGTGTTATGATTTATATTTGATTTCCCACCATGTCTATCGATACCAGACAAATCATTCTGACACATAGCTGAAAGTAAGTATATACTGAAGTCTTTATTTTTTTCAACAAAATTTTTCAATTTGATATATTCAACAAATCCATCTTCAGCATAAGAGTGTAAATAATCATTTGGTTTCCAATTAGTAAAAGTTCTATTCATAACTTTAACTGTCTTAGCCGGAATTTCTTTACGAACTATAAAATGAATCCCTTTTTTATTATTGGGGTTATTTTCATTATACTTCATTAGTGCCTTTACACGATGTTGTCCTTCACCAATTTCTAATTTTTTATCCACAATAATTGGAACAATTATACCATATTCTTCAATTGTTTTACATATCCCATCTACTTTTTTTTGAATAATCTTACGATTCGACTTTCCAAATGAAAATGTATCTAAATCTGTTGTATAATTAAGAACCCCTTCATCGTAAACCTTAGATTTTCCTCTATGGTCAATTGTATGTAAAAGTTCCTCACCTGTAATTGATAAATTTCTTTGTATTTGTTGTTCATTAAACAATATCAAAAAATTATCATTTGTTAAATTGTTGAGAATGGACATAATTTGATTCTCAGAAAGTTCTAATTCTGCCGTTGCAGTTAAATCGTGATTCATAGTTTGGAGTTTAAATTGTAATATAAAATGATTTTAAATAGTTTCACAAGTGGATTAATTACAAATGTATGAAAAATATTTTTACAACCAAAACATTTCTAAAAATTTTTATTCTTTTTTTAATAAACTTTATTCATAGTTCTTCCAAAGAGTTTCAGTTTTGGTTTTAGGTTTATGGTTACCATCAACAGTTTTTACATCAAAATGAACTTTAATAAATCCATTATCAGTCAATCTATCATATAATTCACAATCATATCCACTAATCAATATCTTAGCTTTGGAATCAATAACAGAATCGAGAAACTTAATATGTCCATCTCTATCCATATCTTCCTTATATCTCGCATTTGTTCTGGTTGATTGTTCATAAGGGGGGTCAGCATAAATGAAACAATTTGGATATTCCTTATATTTTTCAATCAACTTTATTCCATTAGTGTTTAACATAATTACTTTTGACAATCTATCGTGTAATTCAGGTAATCTATCAATTGCAGACAAAAAATCTGAAGTTGATTTACTCATCTTCCTTCTTACTATGTTGCTGATTGTAATTCCACCCACACCATTATGTGATGTTCTGTTTACATAAAAAAAGTAAAATGCTCTATCCAAAGTGGTTAAGTCACCTTTCAACTTATCTTTGAATTCCTTCCTTAAATCTTCGGAGAAATGAGTTAAATCACATTTGAACTTGAACTCATCGAATAAATCTTTATCCGACAAAACTTTATAAAGGGAATAAACATTTTGTTCTATATCATTGTAAATCTCAATTTCAGTTTCAGGTTTTTTCAATCCTATTGAGAAGGAACCACCGAATGGTTCTAAATAAATGTTAAAGTCATTTTGGTTGGGGAAGTGTTCTATAATATTGTTAAACATTGTTCCTTTTCCCCCGAAATATTTTATTGGTGTATTCATTTATTCTCTAATTGATTGATGTGGTGTTGAAGATACCATAAAGCTTTCTTTAGGTCTTCTAATTCTTTTGATTGGTCTTTCTTACCCGCCCTACTGATATACTTTACAGTATTACCCAAGGCAAATCCTAATGACCAGGCATCTATCACCTTTATCGCTTCATAAACATTATCAGCGCCTCCATAATGAGAAGGGTGATTAACACTTTCTTTCTTTTCCCAAGTTTTGATTACGGTCTCCATTTTTGATTTTCTATTTTATTTTCATTCATATTTTTTCCCATCCTTTCATAATCCTGAATAAGTTGTTCAACGATTTTATCTAAAACATCGTTTCCTTCTTCTTTTTGAGATAGGTAATGTGATAGGTGGACATCTTTCGTTTCTTTCCACCCCTTTGTGTTGGTTAGAGTTACTCTTAGTTTTAGTGATTCCATATTAGTATTTTGATTTTGACAATAAAAAAAGGTTCTAACTTTTGGTCAGAACCTTTCTCATTTAGATTTTAATTTCTTAGAATCCCAATAATACATTTGCTTGTTCTGCCCAAGTCCAATTGAGTGCAGTTTTGTTAGCACCAATTGTTCTAGTTGTAACAGAAGTAGCAAAGGTACTAGTACCATTTTTGAAAACACTACTCAATGTTACATTTGTAGGAAGTATAACTTGTAAGTTTGAGAAAGTCAAAACTCCATTAGTTAAATTATCTGTTGAACAAGTAGAATTTGTTGGATTAGATATTGATAAGTCACCTCTACCCGCAGTTGCTGGGTCAACAAAATCAAAGAAGAAAATGTTTTCGAATGTTCCTCTTGGACAAGCTCTGAAGTCACCCAATTCCGCTTCAGGACTTCCTTTGATTGAACCATTTCTTAATGTGTGTGAAGCCATTAAAGTACCTTCAGGTCCATCAATTTCTAAAGCATGGTCAGTTGCACTACCACAGATTACAATAAAGTTATTTAATGTTCCAGCCCAAGCTTGGTCTGTATCAATAGCATCATCACCTGAAAACCATACAAGAAGATTAGATACATTTACAGTTCCACCAAAGAACTCAATACCATCATCTTGATTACCAACGATTTCAATATTCTCAATTGTTGTTCCATTACCAACACCACCCAAAGTTAAACCATTAATTTCATTACCATTTCCAATGTTAGCACCTCCGTGACGAATTGAAACATATTTCATAACACCAGAGTTATCACTAACATCGTTTCCACCATATAAACCATTAGGGTCAGTAGTTGGAATGCCTTCGATTTGGATTTCATTGGCTGAAGCTGAGATTGGTGCTTTTCCTAATATAATAACACCACCCCATAATCCCTGTGTTGCGGGGTCAAGGTTTGGACTAATGAAAAGTCCAGCACCTACTTGTTCAGGTGTAATTTCATCTGCAACAGATGTGAAGATAATAGGTTTAGTTGGTGTACCAACAGCATTGATTTTACCACCTCTTGCAACTAATAAAGCTGTTGCGTTTGCTCCTGTACCTGCTTGACCTTTGATAACTGTACCTGGTTCTATTGTTAGTGTAACACCATCCAATACCGTGATTCTTCCTCCCAACTCATAAACATTGTCCGCAGTCCAAGTTGTGTTAGAACTAATGTTTGATGATATTACAACATTAGTTGTTGCTCCTTGACAAGTTCCATCAACACAAACTTGACCATTTGGACATACTGTATCAGCACAAGAATCTTTTTGTTTACAAGATTGTAAACTTGCTAATACAACGAAAAATAAAATAAAAAGTTTTTTCATAAAATTGTTTTATTGGTTTATTAACTTTTAATAATTAATTTAACACAACCAAATAATCCAATTTCCAATATTACCTTATTGCTAAGTTTTTTGACTGAAAAATATACGACAATACCTTTCTTTTCATCAATGGTAACAAAGTTTCCTCGAATGGAACTTCTTTATCACAATGAATATAAAATGTTGGTAACTCATTTTCAGTTGATATAAGGTGAGTATAAAAGTTGGGGTCTTCAATTTGTTTGAAGGTTGTCTTATTTTCACCCTTATGTTTTCTAATATTGTACTCCCAAATGTCTATTAAATTACTAGATTTGGTATAGAAATAACCTTTCTTGGAAGTTAAATTATCTTCGTTTAATATAGATACAACTTCGATTGCATCATAAACTATTGTCCAAACAGATTTAATGATGTCAAAGTAATCTTGTAGTTTGGCATCACTATATTTTAATATCTTTATAAGTTCAGTTTCTTCGTGTATGGTTAAGATTGGTCTGTCCTTAGTTTTCAGGTCAGCAAGTGTTATCTCATCGTCAACATTGAGTAATGACTTATCTGTATATAATATTTGATTCTTTGATAATAGATTTCGAATGTTTGCTAAATGGAGGGTAATTTCCGTGAACATTGGATAAACTTTCATTTCTTCCAATTGTTTGTTCAGTTTTTGGAAATAACCTAAGAGGACATATTCTTTTAATTCAGCGTCAATGACACCTTCGAATATCCAATCTGTACTCATAACAAACTTTAATTTATTCTTCTTCATACTCAAAATATAATTAAAGTTTTATCTAAAATAAACTAGTTCATTCTCATTATGACAAAAGTATATTTCTTCCCATCAGGTGTTGTTACTGTTCGTTCATCGTAATTTCCATCATAAGAAGCCATAACACCCAAACCATCACTATCAACTATATCTCGGGCAACACCTTTCAAATTAACCCAATCATTTAATTCATAACCCATTTCCTTCAACCAATCTATTTCATCAGTGTTTCTTATATAGTAATCGACTTTTTCGTCAATCATATCATCAGTTGGTTCTGTATCTGGTTCTATACTATCTAATTCTTCTTGAAATCCCCCAATTTCTGTTTCCAAATCAGCTATTTCATCTTCATTTTCCGTGTTTTCTAATTTTTCTCTCAATCCTTCAATTTCAATTTCCAATCTTTCTTTTCTCTCTTCTTGTTCATCAGTTAATTGGTAATCATCATCATCAAAATAAACTTCAGGGTTGTCAGTAATGTCGTCTCTATAAAACTCCTCCATATATTCTCTAACTCGACCTTTGTCAATATTATCTTCAATTAGTCCCCTACTAATTCCATCAATACCAATATCCTCAATCAATTGTTCTTGATTCTCAACTGCCGCTTCATACACATCATCCCAATAACCAACAACATATTCTTGACCCCTCAAACCAATAACCTCGAAATTGTTAAGGTCACCATATGAACGATAAGATTGTGGTATAAGATAATATACATCAGCAACACCCTCTTGTAATTCTTCAATTTCATTTTCTAAGTCAGTAATCCTATCATATATTTCTTCCCTTTCTTCAGAGTCCATATCCAACCCTTTACCTTCTTCAATTAACCTTTCAATTTCTTCCTTCTTAGTTTTTATTTCATTCTTGGTTTCTTCATCCATCTCATCCAAATCACCCTTATAAACCAAATAATCAAACAAAGCATTTGCCGCCAATCCTTCATCATCAATCTTTGGATTATCCAAGTCCCATTCACCATCTTGTCTCCTCTCATCAGCATCAGCCAATTTAGCCAACTCCTCTCTTCTAATTCTCATTTTTTCAATTGGTGTATTATAATCACTTACATATCCTTTAACTATAGTATTACCCAAACTACTAATTTGTGTACTACTAATATTTAATCTTCCAGTAATAACGGCAACATTTCCCAAGTCTTTTATTGGAGTTCCACTTAAATTAACATCTCCAACGACATATAATGGTTTTCCACCAAACTTTTTAATACCAGTAACCTTTGAGTTATATGAAGCTAACTTCAATAGTTCCTCATATTGTTTACCAGTCATCTCATAATATTCACCCTCATTTTGTTCTTTAAGGATTTTAATTAGGTTTTTTGCCTGACTTTCGGCTATAATAATTTTTTTCATATTGTCAAATAAGGTTTTATTTACATAATATAAATACTTAAGATATTTATTAATGAAGTTGACTTCATAAATTAATTAAACTGATAATGACATGGGATGTGGATGCAAAAACAAACCACAAGGTCAACCAGCCCCTTCAACACCACCACCTGCTAGTAACCAAACTAGTCAGAGACAGGTGACTAACAACAACATTCAAGAATCAATCAAAAAGGTTGTTGAGAAGTACTACAACAAAAGATAACTTCACTGAAGGGAAGGTACGAACTTTGAAGGGGACAATCAATGTCCCTTTTTTTATTTTTACTATTTAAGATAATAATTTTTTTGTTTATACATTTGATAAAAAAATTATGAAGTATATTAATAGATTATCAAAAGAAGGTTTTGTAAACCTATTCGCTGACTTTATTGTCAAAAATGTAAACCCAAACTTTACCTCAAGATTTCAAGTTGTTGATTTTAAATCATTCTTGGTTGTTTATGGTGCAACAAACTCAGATGAAGTTTTAGATTTAAATAAGTTAAGAGATTTATTTGTTGAAAAGAATCCTGATTTATTAACCTATCTTAATCTTAAACATATCAATATAATTGATTTAATAGATTATAGAGAACCGCTTTCCCCAAACGAATATTACTTTGAATATCATAAAAGTGATAGACCTATTTTCCACCAACAGGTAATCAATGAAGTTAATAGAGATAGTAAAAATGATTACAACAAAGAGTTCCTAAATAATATTAACTTTACAGACAAATTGGAACTAGAGTTCTATTCCCCATTCATCCCTGAGAACCTTAAAATATTCAACACAACGAACTTTCTTTCTGTTTCCTCATCATTCCCTTATGGATATAGCTTAAACCTTGGTAGAAGAGAATTATATTATGGTGAACATATTTGCAATCAATTATTTAACTTACTTGAAACTGATAAAATTACATTTAAGTATTCTTCAGTTATTAACAATGAGGATGATTTTAACATTGAGGTAACTTGTGATTCGATTTATACACCAGAGAAAATTAAGTCATTAATATTAGATGTATTTGATTTCAACTTAAACAAGTTTGCAAATGACTATATTAAAGATTATGATGTTGAAAGAGATATTGATAATCAACTAAATGAGAAACCTTGGTTAGTTAAAGATAGAATGAAAGATTTGGTTATATTCTAAATGAAAATGTCCCCTAATATTGGGGACATTTTTTATTGTAAGAACTTTTTGATAATTTCCAATCCTTCTTCTAATTCGTTGAAATCCTCTTCAGGTGCAAATAACATTGGTATGGGTTCGTCACTCTCGGATTCATCTACCAACATAAATGCTGGAACAAAATCTTTTCCTGTTAATTCGACAAACATATCAAACTCGTCACTATATTCATCGATATCTCTATCATAGAACTCAATGCCATTTTGAACTAATAAATCTTTGAAGTCCGTACAGTGGGGACAACCTTTCATTGTATATACTATTACTAGTTTGTTATCCATTGATGATGTTATTTATAACTCCTTTTAATTCTGACTCACTAAGAATACCTGATTTAGAATAAACTTCACCACCATTACTAAAAGCTTTAATGGTTGGTACTGCACGAATACCCAACTCAACAGCATATTCACCATTATGTTCAACATTCATTGTATACATAGGTACTTCAGAACTCTCGGCAACTTTATCAAAGGTGGGTTTAAACATCTTGCACGGCATACACCAGCTGGCCCAAAAGTCAATAATAACTTGTTCACCTGATTCAATTTTTGATTTTAATTCTTCACTTGTGATTTCCATTTTTTTGTTTTTTAATCTTTCCATCTAGTTCCAGCTTTTATACTATATATTGTTCTAATATGAACTTCAGGATATTGTTTATTTATTTCGCTTGGCTTAACATTTTCACTTATTAATTTTTTAATACCATTAATAGTTTCAATACTGGTTTTAGATTTACTTCGTTTAATGTTTCTTATTTTTTCAATAACTTTTAACTTTTCTTCTTCATTCAAATTTTTAGACCAACCCGCTTGTTTTCTCTTATTTTTTTCTTCTTGTGCTCTATCTCCATAAATCTCTTCATAAGTTTTACCTTTATGTGATTTACCATCTTTAACCGCATTAGATATCTTCATTCTTATTTCAGGTGAGTGTTTATAACCTAAACATCCCTCTCCTCCTACTGTAGAGTTTAATCCTTCCTCAAAACTATTGTGTTCCTTAATAACTTCAACCTCTCTATTATATATAACATCCAATGAACATTCTTCAATCAACTCAATTGTAAACTTTTCAACACCATACTTTCTAACATTATTACATAATTTTGTATTGATGTTAGTTTTCAGACATCTGTAACAATGTTCTTCAAATCTATGTTTTAGTGTATTAATCGTACAACCAATATAAACTTTATTGTTTTCGGTGTTTGTAATTTTATATATTTTTCCGTTTTCCATACAACTTAGTGTTTATTATAAATATCACTAAGTTGTATCAAAATTAAATTATTTATTAAGTTTTATTAAGTTATGTAAAGTAAACTCCGCAACATTCAATCTATCTGTTGTGGTTAGAATAAATATATCTTCAACCCCTTTTATGTAAATAAGAATACCATTCGAATCGTATTCAACTAATCTATCCATCTCAACTATTTTTCCTTCCGCCACCTTCTTATTAACAAAAATCAAATGAGATTTACTTAAAAACTTATCCAAGTTTTCTTTAGAAATATTTTCATTTTTTATATATAATGAAGAGGGGATTTGTTTAAATCTTTCTTTGAATATATCATTAACTCTGTTTCTGTTTGTCATAATAGTTCTAATGTTGGATTATAAATGTTTTTTACAGGATTATTTGTGAATGTAACAATTTTTCTTGGTGGTAGTTTACTAGTTGTACCATTATATAATTGAGCTTTGACACTATCCTCAACAAATATCAAATGTGACATAAATGTTTTCCCACCATATTTTATTTCAACCTCAGGCAACTTAAAGATATCATTTTCCAAAGTATAAAACATTTTGGTGTCAAGTTCAATTAAAACTTTTGTCCAACTTTCATCCAACTTTTCATTATATCTACCCAAGGATTGGACACGATTGAATTTAATTTTATCAAAATCATTTTCAATCTTATATTCAATGGTTGCCCTTGTTTTGGAGTGAATTCCCCCTTTTCTTAAAGATATGATAATGGATGCTGGTTTATCTGTATAAGTTCTAACACAATTTGATTGGAGGAAACTCTCCATATTGTATTCCTTACTTTCAGTCAGTAATACAGGATAATAATCAAAGATGGGTGTTTCGATATATTCCTTGAACTTTTCATCATATAATCTTCTATACTCAGCACTTTTCATCGAACCAATCTTTTCAGACCAAATATAATGTTCTTCAGCAAAAGTATCATAATTCTTGGCTCTCCACATTACAGGTTCAAAGTTTTTTAATCTAATCTTGTAAGCAATATGGTCAGTGAATGAATGTAAATTAATTTCACCCCTAACAACCAACTTGAAAATTTCGAAACAATATTTTACCTCAGTTTTGGTGAAGTCAACCAAACTAATTCTATGGTGATTAATAAACACTTGCCAATCCATAAAGAAAGATGTACTTTCCAATATTTCTTTAATGAAGACATCAGGTTGAGATAATATGAAATCTTTCCCAAAGAAATCAAGTGCAAACTTTAATGACTCAACCCCATCTGTTGATTCTACACTATGTAATACTCTCTTGATTTTATCACCAGTGAAATCATTTAAACCCATAAAAGCATCCACAAACTTATAGTTATATTTCTTGAATATCTTTTTTGTTATCTGTGGAAAGATTCTGTTGAAATACATCCAGTTGTTTGGTACTTTAACACCAATCCCATCCAAGTATCTTTTGTATAAAATGTTGTCGTAAGAATAATCGTGGTTTTCAGGATTTACATCTGGTATATTTTGTAAAAACAATACAATGGCTTCATTAATTTCTTTACCTGATTTTTCAATTTTATCAAAGTCATTCAATTTCATTCCTCTAGTATGATTTACCCATGTTTGAATAAATGACTGAATTGGTTTATTGTACCAAAGGTTTTTCCCTAATTGACTCTTTTTTTTTCGTTTAAGATGATAATTTTTGATATGACCATTATAAAGACAATTTTGTTTGAAGTTATAGGTTAAAAAATGACAGATAGTATCTTTCTTGAAATATTTTTTTCCAGCTTGTCTACCTTTGTAATATAAAAAGAATTTTATTGAAACTTTATCTTCATTTTTTTCAACATAGAGTGATAACCTCTTGAACATCAAATGAGCAAACAAGTTGTTATAATTCTCAACATATGGTTCTTCACCTAATAAAGTTTTGTCGTAATCAAACTCTTTTCTTATTAATGAGAATTTGTTGAAGCTTGCTATTATGGGTGGTGTGTCTGAGTCATGTTCACCTAATAATATATCTTCATCTACTTCACAATAATCTTTGTAAAGCATAGTATGATAACTTGATAAACTAAAATCGTATAACTTTTCCATAGTAAAATTATAAAAAAAAGAGGAGAGATAATCAATCTCTCCCCATCATTTTTCAATCACTACACTAATGTTTCTGCCAATGTCCAAAGTTTTGTATTCATTTGGTTGGAGGCCATAATATTTTTCAAACCTTTCAAAGATGTCTTTCTACCTGAGTTTGATTTGTAATCCACACCACCTCTGATGAACTTCTCTTGGATTACATTGAAGGTTGTCCAAAGGTCATCTTTACTATCTTCAATTCTTTGTGGTGTAATAAGTTGTTCAAGGTTTAATGTTGATGGGACTGAACCCATTCCCCACTTGATGATTGATGCGTTTTTAGCAAACTCAATCTTTTCACCTTCAGTCAACATTCTATCCATCATCTTATCAACTGAGTTTTGGATTAGAGGAAGTTTCTTTGCAAAGCTCTCAGTCAATCTTTTTACTTCGTCAGAGTCAAAACCCATATGTCTTACAGTGAATTGTTCAGCGGTTGAAGTTGGAACTGTAAGTCCGTTACTACAACATAATCTAAATAAACCAGCGCCAACTGTAAGAGCTGTAGTTCCGTTGTGAGAGTTTCTAACGATGGCCTCAACTAATGTGTCACCAACAGCAGGTAATTCACCATTACGGAATCTTAGTTCGTGTACACCATATGCACCTTTACCATTTTGTTTTACAGATGCAAGTTGCCATCCTTCGTTGGTGAAGTTTTCCATCAATTCGATTGTTGGAACGAATGAATACTTGTTTGACATTTTGGGGTCAGCAGAAGTAGAGAAGATTGCAGGAGCGATTGTTTTGATGTCTTGGATTGTCATATCTTTAAGTTTTTAGTGGTGAGTAATTGATAAGTCAAAGATACAACGAGGTTTTCTAATTTCCA